ACTCATACTATTTTCTCCTATCCTTGTTTCTTCTGGTTATGTCTAAAAAGACTTTACTTTTTTAGGCGAACAGCTCGATTAGAGTAGAAAGAAAACAAGTATAAAACCTCTAATAAAACTTGTTCGCCTGAATGTAATATGGCATGTAAATTTAATTTCTCAACAGAACGACTGAAGGTTCTATCCGAACACTCTTAGGACACTGGCGTATTTATTGAAGTCCGAACACACTTAGGATTTTAATTTTATTTCTAACCTTTAATTAGAAAGTCAGCTACCATATCAGCATCACTTTCAGCTCTTTTGTGTGCTTCTGCTTTAAATATTTTTAACCACTTAGGAAATACTTCCATAAATCTTTTATAATTTTTCCAATCTTTATTGTATTTAACACTCCATTGTTTTCTTTCTTTTGAACTAAAAAACATTGAGAATGATAAACCTTTTTTCTTAGCTTTCTTAGCTTCGTAAAGATTAATAAGTTCTTCTACTTTAATACCATCAGCAATAAATGCTTGGTCTTCATAATGGCTTCTACGCTTAACTAAATCATCACATATTAGCTTAAACATTCTTTGTGGTAACATTCCAGTAGCATTAGCTAGTGCTACAGCATTATCAAAACTATCAACATAATAATCAGCTTTACTTGGTTCATTATGTGTCTTTAAGTAATGGTCAGCTATATCTAATGGTTTCTTTAGTTTGTTCTTACTCATTAAAGTATTCAAGCCATGTGATACTTCCACTAATCTTTTCTTCTCAGCATTTTCAAACTTAGGGTTATATTTATATTTATTGTATTTAACTTCTATGTTTGTGTCTTCAGCTATATCAGGCATTACTCTTAACTTACGACCTAACGCTTGGTAATCTTTTGCAATAGCATCTTGTACTGTTTGTGTTGCATTTCTTAATGGCTCTAAAGAAGTACGAAGTTGTTCCATTGCTTTTCTTACAGTGGCTTGTTGCTTAGTTTCTTTTCTTCTGTTTCTTAAATAGTCTGCAAGTTTATCACTAGAGATTTTACCTTTAGTTTGTTTGTATGCGTTAAAGATTTCTACAAATGGTTGTCCATATTGTTCTACAAGTTCTTTGTAATTTAATCTTACCTTCTGCCACATAATATCTTCCATGACTTCAGATAAGAATGGAGCTTCAAACCTTTTGTTACTTTCTCTTAAAACTTTAGACATAATTTGTGATTTATTATACCTGTCCACCTTCTCTAACCATTCAATGTAACCTTTGCTGTTTTCCTTGTAATCTTCCAATTCTTTTTGATTATCTTTTGAAAGTGGCAAACCCATGTAACTATGTGGCATTGGTGTGGTTGTAGCTATCAAATGTTTCTGTGCATCTGTAAGTTTAGAAACCCAATGTGTCTTTTTGTATTCTGCTTGTTGTGCAATTCTAATTGCTCTACGCTTATAAAATTCTTTAAGTGTTATACCTTGTGCGTCTGCTTCTGGTTGATATATGCTATCCACAAGTTCTTGTGTTGATGATGCTTTAGCTTTCTTCTTTAATATCTTAACCATAATAATATTATAGCAATTATAATCAATGCCACAACGCTATAGCCTTTTATGTTTAAGTATCTGATTAACTCTTTGCTATCCATAGGTTTACTTATCACAATGAAAAGAAAAATTCAAAACAGATAATGAGAGACAGGCTTGTGATTTTTTATTTTAAGAAAAATCCTGAAAATTCTGCAAAATGTGTATGTAAAAGTTTCATAGACTAGTGCATGTTGTTGGTATACCTGCAAAAACTATCAACTGTGTGCAACTACAGTTGCATTTGTATTATATTCTATAAGACACCCACCCCTTTTGTTTATTTTTTGTGGCATGGGGGTAAAAAAAAATTCTCACATATACATGTAGTTGTCAGATTTTTTCTTCAAATTTTTTTTCTTTGATAATATCGCCAATCTTTTCGTCTAAACTATAATCAACTGCATATTGCAGAAATTCTTCTGTGTGGTTTAATATGAAGTCTCTACCTGCAGTAAAATCATCTTCTTCTTTAAGTTTAACTTTAGGTTTTATTAGGTCTATGCCTAAGCCTTTTAATTCCTTAATTATCTCTTTAGGTAAACCTTCTTGTTTAGACTTAAAGTTCTTAACTAAAGATTTAAGGTATATTACTTTATTATTAATCATAATCATTACTCCTATGGATAGAAACAAGAGGACACAGTAAGTTCCATCATAAGCATATTACATAAGTGTATGATGATTATGTCTTACTAAAGCTCTTATATCTTATAGCTGACTTATAGTTTCTACTATGAGTACTACAGTAGTGGCACTTTATTGATTTATCTTACTTTTTAGCTATCTCTCCAAGAGGGCAACCTATTATCCACCATTTAGTAATTTATTGGGAAACCATAGGTTTTATTCTCTTACTTCTTAGCTTTTATTAGTGCTAAAAAAGCAAGATAATCTTGTTTTGAGTTGAAATAGGCACTTCCACCATAGATTTTTACTTTATATTTCATACTACTCCTTTCTAATATGGGTACTAATTAATGTACTCTTATCTAATAGGGGTACTTTACTCTTTATATATAGGACAATATTCGGTTCTAAGGCAGTCTCCCATCTCAGAACCCCCAGAATTACTGCAGTTTACTGGATTAGGTTAAATGTCTATCCAAGAATTTTCACTATTAGAGCCATAATACTTGTCTAGCTCCATGTTCAGCATATCTTCTTTTCTATCTTTATATGCCTGTTCTTGGTCTTTAGCTAATTGCTTCTGCCAATACTGACAGGCAATTTGCATTGCATCTATTCGGTCATCTTGTGCCAAAGTATTAGCTCCTTTTTGAAGCCTACTTATCTGATAAAATAACTGATATTTTAATGCTTGTTCTGGTGGGTACAATTCGTTTGTACCTTCATAGTCATTCTTAATGACATTAGCATCAACTATAATTCTGTGTTGTGATATTAGAGGTTCTAAGGTGTCTAATATCCTTCTATGCTTGTTTGTAGTCTGTCTTACAAGCTCTGTAGTGCATTTATATTCTTTTTTAAGGTAAGGTTGTAGTAATGCTTCAAACATACCTTGACCAAAGTTTTCTTCAATTAATATTTTATTAACTTTATTCTTTTTAGCAATTTCAGCTAATTTATTTAAAACATGTTCTGTATAACCTGCACTAAATCCACCTGCATCAATTATAAAAATGTTACCATTTAAAAATTTTGTAACACAAAAAGCTGTTTCGTCTTTTCCTTTTCCTGAACAATCTATTGACATTACTGAACCTTGATATGGTAGCCATTCTCCTTGTACCTGCATAGGTCTATAATAAGTATCTCCTTGTAATCCAACATTAGGTAAACCTTCTTGTCTTAACTCAGGACTACTTGCCCATATAATCTTCTCAGGAGCATTGTCAGGATTTAAAGACATAACTGTTAAGTCAGATAATTTAAGAGGATATTTATTTAAGTCATTTAAAGTCGTATCTAACATAAACTGCATGTTAAAACTTAAACGACCATAACTAGCTTCTCTCTTTAATAAGTCTTCATTATTAAATCTAACAGGGTCTACTGGTTCTCCTATTCTCTCATGTGTCCAAGTGTTCCCAATGACAGGTGCTAAACTTGAACCATAAGACTTCAACTGATTTTCAGTTGGGTATCTGGCAGTCCAAAAGCGAACCTTATAACCTCTTTCTTGAAGTTTATTGTAGATTGAAAATTCACTTTGTGGTGTGCCAAGAAATATAATTCTTGATTGTTTTTCTGGTTTAATGATTGCTTCAAATTCTTTAATTGCTTCAGATAACTTTTCTCTCATTGTTTGAGTTTGAGTATTTCCTGAAGTCTCAACATCATCTGCAATAATTAAGTCTGCTCTACTACCAGTAAGCTGTGATGTAATACCTAAAGATTTAACTGAAGGTTGATGACTTGCTAATGCAGGTGCAACATCAAAACTTATCTTAGATTGTCTCTGACTTTCTTTTGGATAGAGATGATTTAATATTGGCATCTCATGCAGTAATCTTAAACAAAATGTACTGAAGTCATCAGCTCTGTTTTTACTTCCTGATACAACAAGTATATTAAGCTGTGGGTCTAATAATAAACGCCATAAAACATAAGCACTAGTAATCCAAGACTTACCACACCCTCTAAAAGCACTAATTATCTGTCTTTGTGAGCCATGTTGTAAGTAATCAGCTATATCGTATTGAATATCTGTTGGTTGTGGGAGCTTTAAATGCTTCCAAGCGATATATAGGAAATTCCTAAAATCACTAATTTTTGATAACAGCTTTTGGTTTTTCATTGAATGGCATCTCATCTATTAGCTTTTGTAATGGACTGTCGTCAGTAGGTACTGCATCTATTCCATTATCTCTTAGAAATTGTCTAGCCACATTCAAATCTGCTGACTTTGCATCAGGGTCAGTAATCTTCTCTAATAGCTTTTCAGCTAATATAGTGTGAAGTGTTCTTAATTTATCATTACTCATATTTAATAACCTTGTCTTTGTTAATGCCTTTTTTAATTTTGTAACCTAGTGTTCCATTAGCACCAGTATTAACTTCTGTTCTTAAATTTTTAAATAAACTCATCTCAGTAATTTTTTTGTAATTATCTTTAAGAAACTTTTCTAATAATTTTGTATCTCTCATTCATTTATAATTCTTAATATTTTTTTAGCACCCATATAAATTTCTGTTTCAGCTTTTACTTGTTTACAAATAAATCTTACATTCGCTGGATTAACTTCTTTTTTTGCAATACGAGCTGATTTCATACAGCTTGATAATTTGTCTTTGTAAGTGTGTTCAACTATTTCTCCTTTTAGGATTAATATTAATGCAAATACACTTTCAATCATTAATGGTCTCCATTGGAAAATTGTCTTTGTTTATCTTTTAATTTTTCTACATCTGTTTGTAATTTTTCAATAATTCCTTGTTGAAATTCTATAAGAATATTTTGTTCTTGGTCATTTGCTGACATACCCATTTCTCCTCTTGGGTATTTAATTGAAAACTCAACTACATTTTCTAAATCTTTTTCAATCATCATTAATTTAGTAGAATGATTATTAAGTTTTTCAGTTACACCAAAGTATGCCCAAACTCCTATTGCTACAGCTCCTATAATCGAAATTAGGTTCTTCATTGGCATACTTATAGAAGTATTTTCAGATACTTTCATAAAGTTACAACCAATATAAAAAGACTAGTCCTAAAAAAACTATCACATTTTTGTAACGCTTACTTCTGTGAAACCAAAGTAAATCTAATGTGTCTGGTATACTAATCATATTTGTTTCCCTACTTCTTTACATTCAAATTTAATAACTATTTTTTGTTTTTCAAAATCAGGAATATCCCACTCAGGTAATTCTTTTAAATTTCTAAAAGTTGTTTGTGCAATCGCATAACCTGCATTGACACAATCATAATGTGAATTGAATTGATAACCTGAAATAGAACTAGATGGGCATTGTCCAGTAGTAATACTGCACATATACAACACTAGTAAATATTTCACTTAAACTGAAATACGCCTATTACTGTTGCTACTATTGTTCCTAAAAATACTAGAACTTGAACCATTCCTTTACCTTTAGAAACATCTTGTCTTAAAGATTTAACTTCTTTTCTTAATTCGCTTATTGCTTCTTGTAGTGCTTTCATTCGTTCAGCACAAAGTTTCTCATGTGATGAAAGTCTTACACCAGTAGCGACTTCGCTAAATTCTTTTGGTGTAATCTTTTTTCTAGGCATTTCTTTTAAATACCTTTTTATAAATTTTACAAAAAATACATTCTTTCAAACCAAAAACTTTACCTATTCTATTTAATAAAGTTAAAAAGAAGTTAGCCATTATACAGACCACCCATACTTTTCTGTTAATGCAGTTTCTATTTTTGATATTTCACTTGTTAGACTTTCAACAGTTGGAAATGAAGTATGTTCACTAGCTGATGTATTGTCTTCATTAGAAATATTATCCTTCCAATCTATTAATTGAAATCTATATCCCTCTAAAAATATTTGTGTAAAATAATCTTTATAGTCCTGTACTGTTTGTGTTTCAGTAGGAAATTTAGGTTCGTCTATTTTAAAATATTGATTTGTTATTGCCATAATTTTTCTCCTTAAAATACAATTAGTAATCTTCCATCATAACTGTCATTACCCCAAGTAGATTGATGAAGTGAATGACCAGTATTATTATTACTTACTGATGATGTACTTGATGTTGTTGCTGAACCACTATCGCCACCTGTGTAGTTAGAGCCACCATAGCCACCTGCTCCTGAACAACAAGCACCACCGCCACCGCCACCGCCGACATAGCCACCGCCACC